CTCGCGCCTTGATCGGTGAAGGCGGCGAACCGGAGTACGTCATCCCAGCCAGCAAAATGCCTGGGGCATTGGCGCGGTATGCCTCCGGTATGCGTGGCAGCAGTGTTATTGATGGCGCAGTTTCCGATAACCGTGATTTCCTAAACTCCCTAACTACAGCAATCAATGGATCTGCAATTGACGCATCGGAATCACAGGATGCAGTAGCTGCCACCCGCGCCTCACTGCGCGAAACCGAACGCATCCGTGAAAACCGTATGCAGATCATGAATCAGCAATCTGCATCCGAGCGTCGCTACGAGCGCGAGCGCATCGAGCAGATGGCCTCCACGCCGGGCAACCTCAACATCAAGTACGAATCGCAGGTCATCAATAACGTGGAGTACGTCACCCGCGACCAGGCCGAGCGCATGGCTGCACAATCTGCCCTCCGAGGTCGTGAGCTGGCACTTGGCTCACTCCAAAACAGCGTTAAAACTCGTAAACGCGTAGGTATCGCCTGATGTCCATCGCAATCGTCAACTACCTACAGTTCCGCAGCCGCGAAACATTTGCCACGACAAGTCCGTTGTGGCAAAACTTCTACGTTGACCGCAGCACTGACTTTTTGCCCTTCGGCTACAACCAAGGTGCGGGCCAAACAGCAGGCGATCGCTCGCAAGCAACGCTGATCACCCCCGTCAACACAATCTCCTTGAACTACGCCAAGGAGGCAGCCGATAACCGCTATATCGCGGAAGTCACCACAAGAGAGGTAAATGTCGCCTCCTTCAATGAAGTCGCCACGATTGCACGGGAGCTTTGGGTCGTTGGCAGCTTTAGCCACGACCAAGAAATGCTGACTTTCGTGTTGCGCGGCCCTGGTGATGCGACACGTCAAGGACCAGGTCGTTTTCTGTCGCGCAGCCTCGTTGGCAGCGTTCCCAGCTCTGGCACTTTGGTGATCTCATGAACTGGCACGCTTGGCTAGGTAAACCCCACGCGACTGGCGCCGATCCTGTCAAAGACGAAGGCTGCGACTGTCTGATTATGGTCACGCGGATCCGAGAGCACCTTGGTTTATCCGCACCGTCACTGGCGCATATAGCAACCTTGATCGCTTTGGCCAAAGCGGAAGCCTACCGAGACATCAGCCAGTACATCCGCCCCAACCTGATCAAGCTTGATTCGCCACATGACGGCGCATTTACAGTGTTTGAGACACCCGACCAGATCGGGGCCGCAGTCTTGATTGACGGCGGTTTGCTGCACGTCAGCCATAAGCGTGGCGTGCGGTGGATGCCGGGCAACATGCTGCGTAAGTTCGACTGGTACGACTGGAAATGAGCCTCCTCCCACAAGATCGCTACATCGCCGAACTGCTCGGGCTGAGCGAAGAGGAGATGCGCTGGTACAAAGCAGAGGTGCAACGTCGTGCGGCAGAGGGTCCGCAACCAGCGGTTGTTGCTGGAATCGAAACTTCGATCTTGATATCGGTCGGCATCAATCTGCTTATCGGCGTCGGATTGACAGTGGTATCTGCGCTGCTGGTGCCAAGACCTCAGCAGACAGAACGCGGCAGGTTGAGCACGCGCCAACGCCAAGGCGACACCTTACAGGTGCCGTCAGCCTTTGCGCCAACCTACGGGTTTGAAGCTGTTCAAGATATTGCACCACTGGGCGATCCAATTCCGCTGGTGTACGCAAAGCGCGAGTTCATCAATGGCCAATGGTTTGGCGGTGTTCGTATTAACACCCCATTGCTATGGAGCCAGATCTGGTCGCTGGGCGGCAGCCAAATGCTGCGGGCAGTGTTTTTGGTGTCCGAAGGAGAAGTTGAAAGTATCCACCCGTATAGCTTTGCCATCGGCAACAACACACTTGGCGCTTATTCCTTCAACAGCGATCTGCAACGAATTGCGATTTATAACGTCAATAATGGCGGCCGCATGGCAGTCGGCAACTACTTGTCTGGTTCGCAATCTGATGTTGGGGCAGCTGGGAGCTACGCCGCCGACATCTATCAAGTTGACACAGGTAGTAATGAGCTAGCGCAGGCATTTTGTGGTGCGTTCAAGCCCAGCACCTCCACCCGCTTTGGGCTGTACGCACCAATCGCAAACGGCCTTGGTTATCGCATCAACCCGCGCATCCGTCCGCTGCGCCAGCTGCAGGTAGAGGATGAAGAATACGATGCTGTCGATGACGCCCAAGCAGTAGCAGAAGCGTGGAAGTACAAATACTGCTACAGCTCAAAATCTGGCATCATCAGCACATCAAAAGGCAGCACGCCGCAATCGCTTGTTGATTTAGAAGTCGGTGACACGTTCACCTACATGCTTAGCTCCAAATCAGACGCTATTCGTAACGCAAGAAAAAACCCTGCAATTGTCGTCAATCAGCGCAACAGCGACAACAAGCGCGGCTCAATGGATGGCGAAGAAACACTCGTCGCCGTAGGACAAGCCGTTGCAGGCAGGCAGAAGCAGTACGACAGCAACCTGCAAGAGGGCGAGCTTTATAAGGTCGGCTCTTGCTTGGCGATCCTTACTTCGCGTGATCCGGTATTTATCAGCGAAAGCGATTACAGCTTGGATGCTTTAGACCCAGGTGGCGAGACTGGCACCGACGAGGAAGGTGAAGAGCTGGATCCTGGCACTCCCGGTGAAACTGCCTACTACACATTTTTGGTTGTTCGCGCTGGCACAGTCGGCGTGGCCGGCGAGGCTTACATCGACACACGCTTCTTTGACACCGTTGGTGCGTCCAAGATTTACCCTGCAGAAGACGGCGCCAGCAGGGCATCCAAACCTTGGCAGTACGACACCGTAGGCACAGATTATGCTGACGGCGATATCGGCCTGCGCCATCAAACGGCTTCATCTTTTCCGCAGCTGTTCCGCTGCGCCTTGGGCAGTGTCAGCCTGAACCGTCCGACGAGATTTTTTGAGATCGGCATCAGAAGCACAGTTGCCATGCAAGTGCAAGGCATGTGCAACTTTGCCGATATTCCCAATGAAGTCCCAGATTTTGATTACGGCGTCGTTGTTGCTATCACGCTCATTAGCGGCAACACTGGTGGATTGACCAACGGGGTTTATGTTCGTACAGCATCAAGTCAAAAAGGCACAGGGCTTACATTGTCAATCACTGTTGAGGCCGGCTTGATCACCGATACAACAATCGACGACGGAGGAGAAAAATACAAAGACCTAGAAACGGTAAGTGTTTCGTTGCCTGTCGCGGCAGGCGGTAATCGTACGATCACGTACAGAATTGATGAAGCAGCGGCCGAAGAAGTCGGCACGCTAACCGTACCAGGTTACCGCGCAATCAACTGGAGAGCTGCGGACGCACTAGATGGCGAAAACGTAGAAAATAACCTAACAAATTCTGTGTTTACGTCTGGCACGGTCACAGGCCCTGAAAAACGTTATAGCTTTTTCAGAGTAATTATGCGCTCTGACGTAGCGAAAGAAGCAGGCTTTATCGCGCCGGGCAATGTTATTTTTTGCGTCGGCAGCGCAAAGGAAACTCCTGTATTCAACTACATTCGCTTCGCCATGGACGGCGATGCAAACTGGCAAGTGCGCATTGAGCCCGTCTCCAGCTGGGAACTGCGCACTTTCCCGTTCCAAGTATTCCTACTTGGCGCAAGCTCAAACATCACCGGCATTGGTTTTGAGGGGGGCACGTTGTACGCCGAAGGCCGTTATCTCGACATCCGAGATTTCGACAGCATCCTTGATGTGCAGGGTCTCAGGCCAAAACAAGAAATCGGCATCAGCTGGACAGAGGGCAATTACGGCTCCAACACGGATGGAACGTACATCGACCGCTACGCCAGGGCAGCTGAGTTTTTCGTGTACGACGAGATCACAACCAGCTGCACGTCTGGGCCGGAGCATGAAATCACCTACGTCAATGTCTTGCAGCCCAATGAAACAACACCGCTGTACGACAACCTGTGCCTTGTCGGCGTAAACGTTCGCGCTACACAAGAGTGGTCGCAATTCTCGCAATTTTCCGCTTACGTCACAGGCGGCATCAAAGTGAATCGCCTGCTGGGAGGAACAGAGGCAACTCACCTGTTCCCCGAAATCCTGTATGACTTTATGCTCAACACCCGCTACGGGTTAGGCAATGAGATCAGCGCAGAGCAGATAGACGTGGACTCGTTTACTGCCGCAGCGCAATACTGCCTCGATAATCGCTTTTTCTACGACGGCCCCAAGCTCAATAACGTGAACTGGCGCCAATGGGCAGCTGATACCGCAGCAACCCACGGCCTGCTGCTTATCGAACGTGGTGGCGTGTTCTTCCTAGAGCAAGCCATTCCGGAGCGGCCTGAAATTCGCGGACTTTTCACGGCTGGCAACTGCACCAGCATGGAGGTGCAAGTCGTTGAAGCTGAGCAGCGGCAACCGTTTTCGGTATCCGTCAAATTCCGCACCGAACGCTATGGCGGTGGCGCACCATCCGAGAGCACCGATCCCTCGTACGGCTTATTCCCGATCCCAGAAGAACGCCTGATTTATCACGCCGAATGGGGCGAGGGACCCACAGAAAGCATTGATATGTCGGACTATTGCACTAGCCCAAATCATGCCGTCAAGGCTGCGCGGTACATCATTGGTGCTCGCCGCTTGGCTGACCATAAAGTGCGCATCCAGACAACGCACGAAGCACTGACCTCCTCGTTGGCGCCCGGCGATTTCATCAAAGTTGCACTGGATTACACGCACTACAACCAATTCACAAACGGTGCGGTCACGGCTGACGGCAAACTGGTTTCTTCCACATCACTATCTGACGGCGACTACACAGTGGTGAGCTGGACAGGAGAGCAGTCTGCTGAGGTGACCGAACAAACAATGCGCGTCAGCAACGGTGGAACCACGGCGACACCGACGGGCATTGTGTTTACGGTCAAGACTTCCGAAATTTTGACCCGCACGTATCGCATCGAATCCATCCAGCCCAGCGATGAAGGCTACGAAATCGAGGCCATCCACTCTCCGCTTCTGGAGGATGGAACGCTCCAGCTTTATGCTGAATGGACGGATCCGTCGTACTGGGTGACTGCCTGATATGGCCACATTTCCTGCGATCACTCCAACTGCGATGGACTTCACCGCGCCGGAGTTTCCGGTACGATCCAACACATCACTAAGCGGTGTTGTCTCTAGGCGCATTTTTGGCAATCGTGGATCGCGGTCGGTGCTTAGCCTCAGCTTCGACAACATCACTGACGACAACGCGGCTGAGATTTTGGCTGCGTGGAACGCAGGCTCCGGCTCACTCGATGCGTTGACTGTGCCGACTGAAGTGTTTGATGGTGCAGATACAGCCTTGTCTGACTACCTGACGGCAGGCGGCGACGACTTGACTTGGCACTTTGCAGAAGCGCCTCGCGTCACTCGCGTCAAACCCGGCATCAGCACTGTCCGCGTAACACTTGAGGCAACACGCGCGACGCCTAGCTAAGCTGTAGGCAGCTTGGGGCGAGTCTTGGCTGTTCTTACTGGTAAAAACGGCGCACTGCAGTGGAACGGCGACACCGTTGGCCGCGTGCGCTCGTGGTCGCTTTCGGTCAGCAAAGATCCACTGGAAACCACAAACCTAGGCGCCAATGACCGCACCTACACGCCAGGCCTGCGTGGTTCAACTGGCAGCGCGGAGCTGATGTATGACCCAACCGAAGGGCAAGCAGTTGAGCTGCTAAACAGTATTTTCAGCAATGATGCCAGCGTTTCGCAATCCGTTAGCTTTGTACTGGATCAAGCTGGTGGCAAGAGTTTGGCCTGTACCGCGTTTCTGACAAGCGTATCGCCCAGTGTCAGCGTAGGCGACATCCAAGTGTGCTCTTTGTCGTTCCAAGTTTCTGGCGCCGTCACTGGCGGTTTCTGATAAATGGCAGTTCTCGGCATAGAAGGTTTTGTCCGTTTCCGCCGGGAAGCGCCAAGTCCTATTGTCGTGCCGGTTTCTGCTCTGCGGGCCGACATTGATACCATCCAAGTAGAAAGTACCGATTTTTGGAACGGCGATGAAGTTTACCTGCTCACACCAGACGGCCTGCCATTTTCAACTGACACGCTGCCAGAAGGCGTCGGTTGTTATTACGGCTCCTATTGGGAACTAGGCGCTAACCGCACGCACGTCACAGCCGAAGATGACGAATACTATGTCAGCGGTGACGACACAGTTTATTTTTACAACCGAGGCACCCCAGTCAATAGTGGAAACTACTTTATCTACCGAGACCAGCTGGGGCGTGTCAGTTTTTATGCAAACCGCGCGGCAGCTCTAGGTGGCGCAGTAGATGATCGCGTCGATTTACGGCAGCTGGATTTCCGCTATTTGCTTATTGCCGCCGCTGGCACCGAAGAATACGCCAACGCACTGGTGGAATGTTTAGCCGCAACTGGCGAATACCGATTAAGTGATGTCGTCGATGAAGTAACACTAGAAAGCATTTGCGACTTTGCGCCTACTTATTTGCAACCTGTTGCCGGTGTTGATGAGTACGACGATGCGGAACTAACACCAAGGCGCTGGGTAAACGGATTCCCGTGGATCATCCAAGGCGAACTGCGCGAATGGAGTATTGAGCTGAACAGCGACAATGTTGATGTCACTTCTGTAGGGCAAAAATTTGGCGAGTCCGTAAAGGCTGTCGTAAGCGGCGGCGGCAGCTTTGATTTTTTGGTGGAACGACGCACTGAAGAGGACAAGTATGACTCCACCTCGCTTATGCGATTGCTGCTGCTGACCGAAAAGGGGGCAAAAGCCGAGGCAGAGTTTTACATGATCAGTGATCGCCCCAAAACATACGGCACCGTGGCCCCAGGTGACTTGTACTACAAATGCGATGTTTTGGTGACAAACACCGCCGTAAACACTAGAGCTGACGACGCGATTGTTGGCACTGCACAGTTCGTGACCACTGGGCCGATTGAGCTGAAGATGGGCCGTTAGACTGCCATCAAAAGTCAAACAGCATCGTGACGGCAATCCTGCTTCCCGGTGAATCGGGATCCATCAACGACCTGAATATCACGCAAGCCGGCTTCCGGGAGCAGATTG